ATTTTGTGCAGTGCAGGGATCGGGAGCAACTATTTAAAAACTTACAACGCAGAAAGGAACAAATTTAATGAAAACGGAACTCGCGAATACTACATAACACGGCAAGGCTATAAATTAAACCTCCCAAGCTACTATCGAAGAAAAATATACAACGACGAAGAGCGTGAGAAATTATGGATCAAAAGGCTGGACGAAGGGAAAAGATGGATAATGGGGGAAGAATTAGACGCCTATAACGAAGAAGAAATTCAAAAAACGCTTGAATATTACAGACGTATCAACAAAGAACTCGGTTACAACGACGACGAAAAGAACTTCGACGAAATCGACTACAAAAATAAAATTACAATGTTAAAATTACTGAAAAACGAAAAAGGTAAAAAATAATCTTGTAGATTTGCAACCATTCAGAGCAGAAAACTGTAATTTAATTAAAATTTAAAAAAACCAGGAAATAAGTTAAAATTATGAAAACAGAAGTAATACTAACAGAAGACTCAAAGTTTACACTCGACGACTTCACGAGAAGCACGACAGCCGACAAGCTGAAAGTAAAAGGGCAAAGAATAATAACAGTGGGAACAGCAATGCGAATAGACGAACTACATACTCATGTAATCGTACCGTTACTTAAAAAGTTTCCCGAACTCGAGATAACTTCGGGATACAGAGATTACAAAACAAATATAGCAGTAGGGGGAGCAACACACAGTCAACACCTATTCGGAGAGGCAGCGGACCTAACAGCAAGAAACTTAACAGATTTATGGTATACAATCCTGGAGATGGACATCGATCAGGCGATAAGATATAAAACTCACATACACGTGAGCTACAGAAATACAAAAATTAATCGTAAACAATTCATTGACAAAACTTTAATAGCAGAAAGGAGGTAATATGGATCAGAATTTAGTAGACATGGTAATTAATACAGCAATTGCCGTAGTCGCTTACTTTCTAGGTCGGATCTTAAAGAAAGACAAGAAAGTAAAATAGAAAAGGAAAAATGAAACAAGGAGCAAAAGTGGGTAAGCGGGAGGGCATAAGATGGTTTATAAACAACATCTTTATTGACATCGACACGGGAGAGATCCTAAAAATCAAAGACAAAAAAGAACTCAAAAAAAAAGGTTACATTATCAAACAAACAACAAAACAAACAAAATTTCAAAACAATGGAAAAAAAGGAATTATTACACGAACAAACGAGTGCCAACACAGCGGACAACTCGAACTATTCTAACAAATCACAAGACGACACAAGTTTCGAATTCGTAGAAAAAACACCCTTTGCGATCATGAAAGTAAACGGGTTATGGAACATTACGATGGGAAACTACATCGTAAAGGAAGGGATCGAAAGCAAAGAAAAAGCAAAAAACCTGATCCGATTTAAAGACTGGCAAGTACTACTCGTAGCGACAGCCATTTATCAGGAAATGATCAAAGACTTCGAAAAAAGAGAAAAAGAACAAGAAAACACTAACAACTAAAAACAAAACAAAATGGAAAAAACACTTGGCGGAGACCGTTTAGGAAGCGGCAAAAAAATGAAGGTTGCGATGCGCAACTACGAAAGAAGCACACATGATTTGGGCTATATTTGGAGATCGACAATGGCACCGGGCACACTGGTACCATTTATGAAAAAGGTTGCTTTACCCGGCGACACCTTCGACATCGACCTTGAGGCGGACGTAAAGACACACCCGACACTAGGACCGTTGTTCGGAAGCTTTAAACTACAGCTCGACGTATTCCTCGCCCCAATAAGGCTATACAACGCAGCACTGCATAACAACAAGCTCGGGATAGGGTTAAGCATGGAAAAAATAAAACTTCCACAAATCGCACTCATAACAAATGAGTTAAATATAAATTCAGAAAAACCAATAGAAACACAACAAATAAGCCAGAGTAGTTTAATTGCCTATCTAGGCATAAGAGGTAATGGATATAATGATGGAGTAGGCGGAGTTGGTAAATATTACAACGCTGTACCCTTCCTTGCTTATTGGGACATATACAAAAATTACTACGCAAATAAACAAGAAGAAATCGGGGCATATATCACAAGAGGAACAACAGCAGAAATAATTAGTACAAGATACAACGGTACATTAGACAGCCCACCAAAAGTAATGGCAAGGGGAGATGGAATGGAAATCGTACTAAGTGAATACATAAACGCAAACATGTTAGAAGTAAACATCACGACAGACAACTACTTTTACAAAATAAACGATGTATTCCAAAATGTAACATTTTACCCAAACCCAGCACGAATCCAAGCCTCATTCCCTAAACCAACTTTCATCGGTAAAACAATAGCACCTCAAAATACAAGATTAGCACCTGGAGCTATAAATATGATTACAAAAGTCGAAACATTCGAACTCAACGATATCGACGAAATGAGGGAAAAAATTCTAAGAGCTCCACTAACAGCTCCATTTGAAATAACAAAAAATGAAACGCTTAAACCATACGGACAAATAATAAATCATGATTCCGAAACGTATGAAAACAACATGAAATGGAGCATGAACGGATTGGCTCTCAAAACTTACAATTCTGACATATTTAACAACTGGTTAAAGACGGAATTTATCGAAGGCGAGAATGGAATCAACGACATCACGGCAGTGGACACCAGCTCGGGAAGTTTCAATATCGACACGCTTATATTAGCTGAAAAAGTTTACAACATGTTAAACAGGATTGCCATAAGCGGGGGAACTTATGAGGATTGGGTACAAGCAGTTTACAGCCACGAAGGCTACAAAAGGATCGAAACACCCATATATATGGGAGGAATGAGTAAAGAGGTTATATTCCAAGAAGTTGTAAACCAAAGCGGGACAGAACAAGAACCTTTAGCAAGCTTGGCAGGTCGAGGAACAGTAGGAAATCGAAAAAGAGGCGGAAAAATCACAATCAAAGTTGACGAACCTTCCTACATTATCGGAATAGTAAGCTTAACACCACGGATAGACTACTCACAGGGCAACGATTGGGATATTAAACTAAAAAGCATCAACGACTTACACAAACCCGCTCTCGACCAAATCGGATTTCAAGACCTCCCAACTTGGGAAATGGCAGCATGGGAAAGTCACGGATTCTGGAATAACGAAATCACATACAGCGCAGGAAAACAACCAGCTTGGCTGAACTACATGACTGACTTCAACCGAACTTACGGAAATTTCGCAGATCCTGACAACGAAATGTTCATGACACTAAACCGACGGTACGAAATGGACGAAAATTACAGAATTGCAGATCTTACTACTTACATCGACCCGTCCAAATTCAACTATATATTCGCACAGACAGAACTGGACGCTCAAAACTTCTGGGTTCAAATCGCCTGCGATGTAACAGCTCGAAGGAAAATGAGTGCCAAAGTAATTCCTAACCTATAAAAAAACAACAAATATGATAAAATACAAAATCAGACAGAGAACAACGCTAAGAGTAAACAACAGCGTAGAAGGCGAAGAAATCGAACAAAAGATTCGAAGAATCGTAGAAAACAAAGAACCGATAAGCGACGCCGCACCGATCATCTATACAGATAGAAAGGACGGAGTACTACCAGCTTATGACATTAGAACAGACAGGTTCGATATTGCTATTGAAGCAATGGACAAGGTGAACAGAACAACTATAGCCAAAAGAGACGAAGCGCCAAAACTGGAAAACAACGAAAGTGGAGAAACTCCAGCCAGCACAAGCGACAAATTAACAGAGTAATTTTTTTGTAAAAACGCAAGCGGTACGCATGTGCTCTATATTATCAAGAGAATCTTGTGTACCGCTTTTTAAAAAAAAGCAGCGAAAAATGGGAATAATTCAAAACTTATGGAACAGCGCAGGAGGTGCTGTAGTAGGACAGGCAATGAATTGGGTAGATGAAGCCCTCTTCGGAAATAAACGAAGAAAACAACAAATTGAACAGCAAGAAAAGCTAACAGATTTGCAAATACAGGCAAACAAAGAATTAGCGGACTACGGGATGGGAATAAGCAAGGAAATGTTCGATTACACAGGTTACGAAAACCAGGTTAAACAAATGAAAGCGGCGGGCTTAAATCCAGCCCTGATGTACGGACATGCAGGAAGCGGAGGCACAACAGTAAGCAGCGGAGCGGGAAGTGCAGGAGCAAGCCAAGCAAGCGACGAAGCAAGCAGAAAAATGGCTAACATACAAATGCAAGGCATGGGACTACAAATGCAAAAGCTTAACGCAGAAATTCAAAAAACACAAGCCGAAGCCGAAAAAGCCAAAGCCGAAGCGGAAAAAGTAACAGAAGAAAAGACAAGCATAAGCGAAAAAAGAGACTTCGAGAAAGAACTCTTAAGACAACAAGGGATGGAAAAATGGCTACAAAACCTTCGCGAGAAAATAAAAAACAGCGGACAACTAAACGAAAACGAAATACAGATGTTCCGAAACGATATACTTAACGAATACACAGGATTTCAAAAAACAGGTTACTGGAGCCAAGAAGTCAGCGCCAACATAGCCAAAGCACTCGCCGAAGCAAAAAGCCTCGAAGCACTCGCAGAACTGAACACAGAAAAGAAAAAAGGCTACTGGACCGAACTCCTGAACGCAACCAAAAACGCAGACAGCGAAGCGGCAAAAGCGGCAGCAATGAAGCTCGCAACAGAATGGAGCACGGGAGAATATACAAACTGGAAGACTTGGGTGGATATTGGGAAAGACGCCGTAAGCACAATTGCGAGGACTATTATTCCTTTCAGATGAAACTTGCGTTTCAGTTTTATGGGGCTTCGCCCCCATCCCCCCCTGCCAGTGAGATTTATTAAACTAAACGTCAAGATGAACCGTAGATGGAATTACAGACTTAAATTATATGTTTAAGATGGAATTACAGAATTAAATTATGTGTCTCTATCCGAAACTGGTTAAAAATAAAAGGTTTATGGTTACGAAGAAGAACAACGGAAATGTACCTGAATTAACCGACCCGAGAATTGCCTACATTCCCGTACCCTGCGGAAGGTGCATCGAATGCATGCGGAAAAAAAAAAGGGAGTGGCAAGTAAGGCTAATGGAAGAAATAAAGGTAAACAAAGAAGCTATTTTCGTAACCTTAACCTTTAGCGAAGAGAGTTTAAAAGAGCTCAAAAAACTCACAGTAAGCAACAATAAGTACATACAGAACAATGAAATAGCAACAGTTGCAGTCAGACGCTTTCTCGAAAGACACAGGAAAAAATACGGCAAATCAATAAAGCACTGGTTAGTGACTGAACTCGGACACGTAAACACGGAAAGAATTCACCTACACGGGATCATTTTCAAAAAAATCGATAAAGAAGAACTCGACAAATTATGGAGTTATGGGATAACCTGGATAGGGACTTATGTAAATGAACAAACAGTAAACTACATCGTAAAATACATAAACAAACAAGACCCAGATCACAAAAATTACATACCTAAGATTTTGTGCAGTGCAGGGATCGGGAGCAACTATTTAAAAACTTACAACGCAGAAAGGAACAAATTTAATGAAAACGGAACTCGCGAATACTACATAACACGGCAAGGCTATAAACTAAACCTCCCAAGCTACTATCGAAGAAAAATATACAACGACGAAGAGCGTGAGAAATTATGGATCAAAAGACTGGACGAAGGGAAGAGGTGGATCATGGGAGAAAAATTAGACGCCTATAACGAGGAAGAAATTCAAAAAACACTTGAATACTACAGACGTATTAAC